TCAATGTGTTTGAGTGTGGTGAAGAGATGCTGCGTGAAGAAACAGAATTGATTGGTGATAATTATAAAACAGATCCACTCTGCCTAAATCAACACAACAATGATAATTTCACAACATTGGGAATGGTTTATTCAGCAGAAAGCAGAGAGAAGATGAGAAGAGCAAAGGATGGATTTGTTCCCTGGAATAAAGGAAAACACCCTTACACAGAAGAAACAAAAAGAAAATGGAGTAAGATCAGGAAAGGTAAAATCCATTCCTCCAAAGTTTCTGCTGATGATGTGAGGAGAATTAGAGCAATGTTTAGAGATGCTCCACCACTTCCTAATGTTGGTGTGGTTCAGAAGAATGGAAGAATGATGAGTTATGAGAGGGCATTTGCTAACATATTTCACACATTTTTTCAAATCACCAACACAAATCTTTACAACATCATAACTGGCAGGAGTTGGCATAATGTTTAGAACCAACACCAGATTTGAGGTTAGAACTCCAACTGGATTTCAACCATTCAAAGGAATTCAAAAACTAACCAAACCAACACATAATCACATCATCTTTGAAGATGGTGGAGAGATTAGAGTGAGTGAAAACCATTCTTTTGGTGAGAATAAGGTGAAACCTGCTTTACTAAAAGTGGGAGATGTGTTAGATGGGAGAGTTATAACTTATAATGAGGTGGTTGAAGAAACCATCAACCTTTATGATTTGGTGGAGGTTGGTGGTGGGAATCTTTATTATGGTGATGGAATAATCCAACACAATTGTGATTTCGTAGGTAGTGCTGGTACACTAATCAATCCTGCCAAACTGAAGTCATTAGTTTATGAAGAACCCATTGAGAGTTCTGGTGGTTTGGATGTTTATGAGAAACCAATTCCAGATCATGAATATCTAATGACTGTGGATGTATCCAGAGGAATGAAACTGGATTATTCTGCATTTTTGTTATTTGATATTACTTCTTATCCACACAAGTTGGTTGCAAAGTATAGAAACAACACCATCAAACCAATGTTGTTTCCTGATATTATTGTGCAGGTAGCAAAACAATACAATAAGTCTTGGGTTTTATGTGAAGTCAATGATATTGGAGACCAAGTTGCTTCTATTATCTTTTATGATGAAGAGTATGAAAACCTTCTCATGACATCAATGAGAGGTAGAGCAGGACAGGTGTTGGGTCATGGTTTCTCTGGTGGTAAAACACAATTGGGACTGAAGATGGCAAAGGCACCAAAGAAATTGGGATGCTCGAACTTGAAACAGATGGTGGAATCTGATAAAGTTCTCTTTAGGGATTTCAACATCATCAACGAACTGACAACTTTTGTGGAGAAGAGAGATAGTTTCTCTGCAGAAGAGGGATGTCATGATGACTTGGTAATGTGCCTGGTGATATATGCTTGGGCGGTAGCGCAAGACTATTTCAAAGAAATGGTCGACCAAAGTATCAGACAGGAATTGTATGAGAAAGATAAAGATTCTTTAGAACAAGACATGTCACCTTTTGGATTCATTTCAAATGGTGTTGATGATGATACTACACAAATAGATAATGAAGGTAACATCTGGACAAAGGCGGATTTACCAGATGAATATGGTATCCCAATGGGTAACTGGGAGTGGGGTGCACCTAATACTGACTGGTGGTAACTATGAACTTCTTTTCACAGATTAGAATTCAAATCAAAATTCTCAAAGAAAGATATGGAGCATTGATAATTGCTGGACTTGTCAGCGGTCCAATGGTACTTTTGATTGCTAAAACCATATCTTTACCTTGGCAAAACGATGCAGGAATCAATGGAATTGCTGCTTGGCAGACAAGTATTCGTCGAGATCTCGATAAAGCAGAGAACAAAATCCAGAGATTGGAAGAGAGAATTCGTGAATTGGAGTTGAATTCCTCAAAAATAGGGGTTCGCTAATAAACCCAGGCACACACAGAGTTTTGAGGTAATATCTACTACAAAATTGATTATAAATAGTTATCCGTACCCCTCTCAAACAACTATATTTTCTAAATAGAAGTGAATATCCTATATTTGGGAGATAAAAGATGGTAATCAAAACCGCTTCTCCTGGTGTGGTCGTCAATGAAGTCGATCTTACTAGGGGTACAAGTGATGCTATCACTACTAATATTGGCGGATTCTGTGGTCCTTTTCAGCGTGGACCTGTTGGTGAACTTGTTCTAATTGAAACCGAAGCAGAATTCCAAAGAGTATTTGGTGATCCTACCGATAGTAACTATGAATATTGGTACACTGTTGCCAACTTCTTAGATTACGGTGGTGTTTGTTATGTCGTTCGTTGTGATGACTCTGTGGGTGATTCTTCTGGTACTTTCCTTCAGACCATGAAGAATGCAACCGACGCGATCGTAACTGATCCCTCGGACACTCCGATTTATGTGAAGAACGAAGAAGACTTTGAAGAGAACTGGTACCTTTCTTCCAGCGCTCCTGGTCACTTCATTGCTCGTGGTCCTGGTACTTGGGCAAATGGATTGGCAGTTGCTGTGATTGATAGAGGTGCTGATTTCAGAATGTCACTGAAGTCGACTGGAATCGTTCAGGAATCTGATGGTAGTGCTGTTGCAGATGACACCGCTTTTGATAACAGTCAAACGGGCGGCACTAATGTTGGTACCTACATCAAAATTGCTGTTGATGATACTGGATTGACCACTCCTCTGGCAGTTGGTGATAGAATTGAAGAGTATGCTTCTAACGCATTTGATGATGGTATTGGTTATGTTATCTCTTATGAAGATGGCGTAGCATTGGTGCTTGTTGCATCTGGTACTTGGGACGTTGGAAACACTGTTACCAACGATGCCGGTGCTAGCGAATCTGCAGCAATCACAGTAGTTGAAGATGTTGGTGAATACACCCTTTACGCATCTCGTGTTTCTAAGTTTGTTGTTGATGTCCTGTTTGCTCCGGACACTTATACAAAGGCAGAAGGTGATGCACTTGGTTGGGGATCCAATCCTACTACTAACACCAAGAAAACGTCAACACTGGGAAGCACTTACGTTTATAACGCCGGTCGTGAACTTTGGATTCTGAAGTACACTCCCACAGAAGATGATCTGATTACTGATAACACCAACGTATACAAACTGCAAGCTGGTTCCGATTGGTACACTGAGCAGATTGCCTTCGCTGGTATTCCTTGGTATCGTTTCGCTTCACGTCCTGGAACCACACAGAATGCCATCGATAAGGGTGCTTTGGGTGACGAACTCAACATCATCCTCTATGATGCCACTGGTGATTACACAGGAACTAAGGGCAACACCCTTGAATCTTACTTTGGTGTTTCCAAACTGAAAGGTGCCCTTACTCAAGAAGGAGATCTTAACTATTATGTTGATGTTATGAATCAACGTTCTGGTTTCCTCTTTGCTAATCACGATCTTGATGGTCCCGATGATGGAATCAACACAGGTCTTTCTGGTCCCGGCACCACGATTGGCGATGGCGTTGTTTGCGATTACATCGATGTTGAATCTCTGACACTTCAGTATGGTGTTGATAACTACGCTGTTTCTCTTGGTGAACTCCAAGACGCTTACAACAAGTTCGCTGTTGAGAATGTTCCCGATCTGGATTACATTCTTCAGGGGCCGGCACTGAGCACTCTTGATGACTCTGTTGCTAAGGGTAACTTCCTTATCTCCATTGTTGAAGAGAGAAAGGATTGCATGTGTTTCCTCTCTCCTCCGCGTTCTTTCGTGGTTGGTCAGCCTGACTCTGAGAAGGTTACTGATGATATTGTTGAGTGGGCAGAAGAACTGAGTTCCTCTTCCTACGCTGTGTTTGACTCTGGATACAAGTACATGTATGACAGATTCAATGATAGATATCGTCACGTTCCTTTGAATGGTGACATCGCAGGTTTGGTTGTGAATTCCTCCCTCGTGGCAGAACCTTGGTATTCACCAGCTGGTTTGTCTCGTGGACAGATTCGCAATGCTGTGAAACTCACCTACAACCCTTCACAGAAGCAAAGAGATAACCTCTACACAGCTCGTGTGAATCCTGTTGTTACTTTCCCTGGTGAAGGTACAATCCTCTTCGGTGATAAGACCGCATTGGGTTACTCTTCAGCATTCGATCGTATCAACGTTCGTCGTCTCTTCCTTGTTATTGAGAAAGAAATCGCTAAGATTTCCCGCACCACACTGTTTGAATTCAACGATGATATCACTCGTTCGTTGTTCAAGAACAATGTGAATCCTTTCCTGAGAGATGTTCAGGCAAAACGTGGAATGTATGACTTCCTGGTCGTATGTGACGGCACCAATAACACTCCTGAGGTTATCGACCGTAATGAGTTTATTGCTGATATCTACATCAAGCCCGCGAAGTCCATCAACTTCATCACTCTGAACTTCATCGCTACCAAGACTGGAGTTACGTTTGACGAATCTGTTGGCCTCTTTAGAGGTTCTTGATAATACCCCCATCACCTTAAGGTAAACTAAAATGACACAAAGAAGTATTGAAGACTTTAAGGCAGTTCTACAAGGTGGTGGGGTTCGCCCCACCATGTTCCAAGTGGAAATGACCTTCCCTGACACAGTGGTACCCGATCCTACTCTTGCCACAAATGATGGCACCTTCCTCATCAAAACCGCAGCACTTCCTGGATCCAACATTGGATCTATTGAAGTTCCTTTCCGTGGTCGTAAGTTGAAAGTCTCCGGCGACAGAAGCTTTGACGATTGGACTGTAAACGTGGTGAATGATGTTTCTTTTGGACTCCGTAAGGCGTTCGAAGAGTGGTCTGAGAGAATCCAAAACCACAATTATGCTCTTGGATCTAATTTCCTCAACGATTATTTTGCCTCTGCCATTGTCAGGCAACTTGATCGTGATGGACAACAGTTGAGGGCTTATCGTTTTGAAGGTATCTGGCCAATTACGGTGGCTGAAATTGGACTCGATTTTGATTCCACAGATGCAGTTGAGGATTACGATGTTACTTTTGCGGTCCAATACTGGAGTGCAATTGATGTTGGAGATCCTTCCACTTCCGCAGTGGCAAGAGATCCTTCCGCAAATCTCAACCAGATTTCTTCCTGATACATATTACAATTATACCTCCCACTTGGTGGGGGGTATTTTTATGCGATAAATAAACCATAAGAGAGCACTGCATTATCGTGATTCCAAATCAACAAGGAAATCGCCTCTTCGGATTTTCATATAAAAGAGATGACGAGGAGGATCTAACAAAAATCTCACCAGTACCACCTAATATGGATGACGGTGTATCCGTATCCGCCGGTGGTTTATATGGATATGGTGTCGACTTCGATCAACAATCGACAAAAGATTATGATCTTATTCGTCGATATCGATGCATGGCATTGCATCCAGAAGTGGATAGTGCCATTGAAGACATTGTGAATGAGGCAATTGTTTCTGATACGAATGATGTTCCTGTGAGCATTGATTTGTCGAATTTGGATGTCTCTGAAAGAATCAAAACAATTATTAGAGAAGAGTTCGCTTATATCCTACACCTGTTAGATTTTGAGCATAAGTCTCATGAGATGTTCCGTCGTTGGTATATTGATGGGAGACTTTATTATCATAAAGTTATCGATTTGAGTGCTCCGGAGAGAGGAATCACTGATATTCGCAACATTGATGCTCTGAAAATCAAACCAGTTCGTGAATATAAAAGACCTACAGCTGCAGATGTGCAGAAGATGATAAGAAGTGATGCGAAAACATTCTCATCACAAGATGCTTCTGCGTTTGGGGCAGCGCAACAGCAATTCCCAGCAAAGGTTGAAGAGTATTTCCTTTACAACAAAAGGGGAATGAATTATATGGGAAGAGGATATGGGATGGGTGGAGGTTCGGCCAACCCACAGAATCAAGCCCAAACCGTAAAGATTGCGAAAGACTCTGTTGCTTATGTTACTTCCGGTCTGGTTGATGGTAACACTGGCCAGGTTCTTTCTTATCTGAATAAGGCTATCAAAGCGCTCAACCAGTTGCGCTGGATGGAAGATAGTATCGTTAT